CATAGACTTACCTTTAGAACTCATATATTTTTGTTGAGCAGCAAAATGTTTAATCCAATTGTTTAATCCAGTATTAGATTTACGTTGAAAATAACCATTGTATAGGTTTTGATATACATTACCTTTACTTGCTGAAACAACAAACAAAGCTCTTAATTCATTTTTAGAATTAGGATCTTTAAATATAGATTTGAAATCTACAAAATCACCTTCAAATTCTTTTTTATAATTATCAGGTCTACAAGCATCACCAGGTTTAACATTAAACCAAGTTTTTAAGAAGTTTACTAATGCTTCTTCACCAATATATGCTGGTCTAGCAGTATCTACTTTAAAACCATATTGAATAGATGTTTCACTAACAGATTGTAAATCTACAGCCCAAGCAGTATTACCTGCTAAATCTATATATTGACGTTTACCAGTAGTAGATTCAAACTCTTGATTTCTTACATCAAAAGAAACAAATGATTTAAGAACTTCGTTTTTTAAGTTTTTATAAGTAACCCAAAAACGAAATGTAGCTACTGTAATATTTTCTTTGAGTTTAATATACTCTGGCTCTTTTTCGGAATTTACACCTAATTTTTGTAATTCTTTTTTTGTAGGATTGAAAGCAATAGGAGTTATATCTCTTAACCCCCAAAACTGTTCTATTTGTTGTACTACTACTTCTTCTTGATTATTACTTTGAATAAAAGACATATAAATATTTATTAAATGTTATTAAAAATAGAGTAGTAACATAGTATTACTACTCTTAAAATTAGATTAATCTGCTAATTCTTCAGTTACTTCAGGAGCTTCTTCTTCACTCAAGTCATTCTCATATAGATCTTCACCAGAAGCAATAACTTTTACAACAACGACACCGTCTTTATTGTAAACTTCTTCTAATTTCATTTCTACTGTTTTAATGTTAGCATCATCTAAGAATTTACGAAATTCTGATGAAGTAAAGATACGACCTTCACCTTTTAACATAACAGATTTATCATTAGCTTGAATAATCAAGAAAATTTCATCTTTGTTAACAGGGTTATAACTCAATGTTAATCCGTTTTCTTTCAAGTTATATTTTTCTTGAGTAACAGGAGATACATTAAAACGTTGTGTTTTATTAGAGTACATTAAGTCGTAATTATAAACTACTTTACGAGTGTTAGCTCTGGAAACAGTAACTAAGGAAGTAATGTCAAATGCCATAATTGTAATAATTAAATTAAATGATTGTTTTGTTTGAATTGATATGATTTGTACTATACTATATCAATGATAAATTAAATGATAAATTTATTCTTTAGAAGGAAGATCAGGTGTATCTAAACCTTTATCATAAGCAGAGATACATTTGAGTACATAATCTAAATCATTAGGAATTAGCTTATCTGGAAACATTCCTTCTGGAGATTTACATACTTTTGAACCATCAGTAATAGTTCTAAAATAGAATGAAGGAGTACCGCTACCAAATACTATTTCAGTATGAAGCATTACAGTAAACAAACCTGCTACTTTAATGTGACCATCTAATATTTTACCAATAGTTTTCATATCAGATTTACCATCATCTTTAATCTCATTATGAGCTAAAAATACAATAGTTAAATCTGAACGTAGTGGAGCAATAAATTTAGGACCAGTAAGATCATAAATATGTTTAGCCATTTCATTGAATTTAGTAAATCCAATTTCTTTAGCTCTCTCCACAAACTCATCTACTAGCGTATATTGGAAGTCATCTACTATAATAGTTTTGATTTCTGGTCTTTTATTAGAAATATTTGTAATAGATACAGCTATTTCTGAATGATCCATTGTAAACTTATAATTCTTATTTTCAATACTAAATTTATTAACCCAACCTCTAAAAGGAAGTGCTTTATTAGCAACATTAATAAGAACTGTTTCTTTTGGATCAAGATTAATTAAAGAACGTGATTTACCAGAACCACTTTCTCCAATAATTAATATACTTTTAGCCATTTATTGATTGTAAGTATTGTTTATACTCCATCATAGAATTATGTTGAAGTAAATGTTTGAAGGGAATCCAAGTTACTTCACCATCTCTGTTTTTAAGTATATGAACAGCTAAGAGACTTTTTAATTCTCTATCCCAATCCAAATACTTCTTCACATTAGGGTATAACTCAGGTCTTTGAAGAATAATAATAACATTTGCAAACTGTGCTAATGCATCACTACCAAATAAATCACTTGCTAAAGGATAAGGATTTGTTTGACGAATCATGTCTTCAATATTACGATTTAACTGAGATAATAAGATAGCACTTATTCTATCAGATACTGTAAGTTCTTGAAATGTAGCAGCAAGCTTAGTTATTTTTTGTTCTTCTGTTTTTTCGTTACTCGATGTTATTAAACGAGTATGATCAAATAAATTTATAATGTGTATATCAGGATATTTCTGACGTAACTCTTTATTTACAATTTTAATTCGTTCAGGAGTAACATTTTTATTAAAAAAATAAAATGGATATTCTGTAACATACGATTTCATCTGTTTAATAATATTGAAATCTGTTTCATCTAATATTTCTTTTGCTGAATTAATTTCACCAACAGTTTTACCTGTTTTAGAAGATATAAAACGAGTTACTTGTTGAGTATTTCTCATTTCTAAATTCCAAAACAAAATAATAAATTTAGATAAATCATTATAATCACAAATATTAAATAACAGCGCAGAAGAAAAAGCACTTTTACCAACCGAAGGTCGACCACCAATGATATATTGAGTAGATTCTTGTATTCCACCACCTAATGTTTCATCAAATGTAAACCATTCAGTTTTTAATGGTTTAATTAAACCATCTTTACGCTTCTCTATTTCTACTATTGTATTATCATACGATGTAGTAATATGTTCAAAACCATAATTGTTAAGAACTTCTTCGTAAGAAATTTGGTGTTTCTGATCCATTATATTCCTCTGCTAATTTTTGATGTTCTTTCCAAATTTCACTAGTTAAATATTTTTGAATATTCATATTTATTTGATTGTTTTGAACAGCCCAATTAAGAGCTATCATCATTCTATCAAATACTAGTTTAGTAAGAATTTTTTTATTGAACAATGTTTGTAACTCTTCTTTATCAACCATTTTAAGATTAATCTTAGGAAGATGTGGACCACTAAAATTAGTTATCCAGGTAGGATACAATTCATAAAATTGTTCAAATTCAGTTAATGTAGCAAATAAGGAATCTATATATTTAATTGTAATTTTATAGGTATCAGGTATATATTGTTTAGGTATAGTAGGGTTTAATACTTCTATAAAACCTGTTTTTTCTAAATAATCTAAATCTGATTTATTCCATATAACTTTATTTTGTTTTTTCCAATGTTCTATCATCTTATACATATTTGCAATAGGATGATTCTCATTAGATTTTTTATGATACAATCTCTTACCTGAAGGAAGAGTATCATAAGCATCTGAATACAATAAAAAACACAACAAAAACTGATTAGGTGTAATATTGTGTTTCATTAAGTATTGACAGTATTCATCTATATCAATAATCATGTTGTCTATAATTGAGTTCATACGTTATATAATCTCAGATACAGATGTTACATCAACAACATTAGGAATATTTTCAAGACGTTGAGTCAACCATTTCTTTTCTTGTGATTTGAAATCATTAGCTTCATCTTGAACATACAATTGAATATTTCTTGCTATTTTATTTTCAACATATCTGATCCCTCTCCCTCTCCTTTGAACATCTTGCAATGCTTTAGAAGTACCTGCTACTATAATAGTATTTTCTATATCAGGTATATCTGCTCCAACATCTAACATCATAGCTGTAGATAATTTTAAAATCTTACCTGACATAAATTCTGTCATTACAGATTCTCTTTGTTTATCTCCAGATACTTTATAATATAATTTGGAGTCTATTTTAGATTGGGGGATACCATGCACATAATACATAGTTTTTTTATTTACTTTTACTGATTCACCAACTTTAAGATGAGTTTTTTTATCCAGTATTATAGTAGATATGTTTGTATGATAAGATTTACAAGAAAAAGTATCTTGTGCTATACGATCTGCTGATTCACTTGTTTGAGAAAAGAATATTGTTTTAGAATCAAGAAATTTCTTATCTAATTCTTTTATTATCTCAAATTTATTTTCAGCATTGTATAATACATTTTTTCTTTCTTTAACCGCTTTAGTACCATTCAAAGCAGTAATAAATACAACTTTAGGGTCTTTATTAATAGATGTTGCATATGCTTTAGCCAAATTATGATTTAAACATTTCATCATCATATCAAAATTATAACCAAAAAAAGCCATTGAATTATTAAAACTTGATGTGAATTTACGATAGACTTCTTTTTCTTTTTTAGTTAGTTCTACAGGAAGTGTATAAATAGTAAAATTATTTACCCATTTATTTGTTAAACATTCTTGTATAGTAACTGTCTCAAAAACAGGACATCTATCTTGAATAATACGAAAACGATCATCTTCAAAATCTAAGGTTGCTGTTAAACCTAGTATTTTATTATATATAACGCAATCATATACTTTTTTAAATTCAGTAGCTACATATTTATGTATCTCATCTAAAATAAGTAATGTTGCTGATAACTTTTGATGAGTTGTTTCTATCAAAAGCGAGTTAATTATAATAACTCTAACATGATCTTCCAAACCATGTTCTGCTATTTTTTGATTCCATTGTTCTTCTAAATAGACAGTAGGAACAATCACAATAGTATTTTTATAAGTAGGATTAGTTTTAACATTACGTCTAATAGCTAGAATACCTGTTACAGTTTTTCCAAAGCCAGTTGATGCAAGTAAAGTATTTTTACTACCTAATTCTTCCCATTGATGAATTATTCCTATTTGTCTTTTTAAACGAGTAGGTTCAAAATTGATTTGTTCTAATGGTATCATTTAAAACAATGTTAATTGAGAAGGTTCTATATTCTCTATAATTTTATTACATTCTTTATGATAAAAATTATAATTGAGATTATATGGACCATCTATATATTTATTAAATAGAGTTTGATTTACTCCAATATTAACAAACTCAGATTTATTAGTTTCATATCGTTTTATTAAAGTACCTGTGTGATTAGATATATAATAACGTATATTTTTTTGAGTAGGTTTAATAGCAAGCTTATTGTTTTCTAATACATGATATTCATATTTAGTTTCACCTTTAGCTTTTATTTTTAAACAAAAATCAAAAATAGATGTAGTTTCTTCTACACCACTTATAGATACTATTTTATTTAATTGAACAGTTTCTTTAATAGGGATTCCATGATAAAAGTATTGTTCTAAAGATATAGGAACAATTCTCATAGAATTATCTTTATGTAAATCTTTATCTATTTCAAATAAACCTTTACGTTTAATTTTACCTTTAGTATTTATACAAGAATAGTTATTTACATTAGCTATAATCATTTTATCGTATTCATCATACTCTAATTTTAATTTAGTTAAAGTTTCCCATTCTTTACATATGTTTAATACAGTAAGATAATCACTACGTTTAATTCTTATCTCTAATCCATCCGTATTTATTAATAGTACTTGACCTAAAGACATTAATTTCTCAAATAACATTAACAGTAATAATTGACCATTAATTGTTGTTTTAAGCATATATTGAATGTCTCTTAAAGGTGAGTATTTATCACCAGTCTTACCGTAAAGTGAATTAATACTTAATTTTAATCCAGTATTTTCATCTGAACCTTTAGGATAAGATATTCTATCTTGAAATAATTGATCTAATACTGTACAAAATGATTTACCAAATTGTGCAGGATAAAATTCATTCTTAATAGCTAAATTTGGATAATAACTCTGGACATCGATCGATAATATAATATGTTCTTTATCAGATTCATATATACCTTGTTTAGTAGCACCATGAATACCACCTATACCTAATTTAAACTTAATTCCTTTTAATAGTTTTTCTTCTTCAAAAGAAGGTTCTTCACCATTAAATTGTGTATTAATTATTTTTTCTTTAATAGAATTAAGTATAGGATTAGTAAATGAAACATAATCAAATACAATATCTTTACCAGGAATAGTAATATAAGTTGATTTTTTATATCTAAGAGATGTAACAGTAGTATTCATTTCTTTAGCTAAATAAGAAAGAATAATCTCTTCACCCATCTTAGAATCAGAATAATTCATTAATGATAAATCGTATTTTCTACCTAATACATCTCTCATTTTTATCTTGT